GTATCGTGAATGTGCTGTGGAAGATTTTGCGTGTCGTCAATAGTTGCTTGGGTATACCAAGATCCGTTGTAATAAAAATTAACTCTATTTGTTAGAGTGTCTAACCACATTGTTCCATTAGTTGGTGAAGAAGGAGCAGTAGCGCCAACAGCCATTGATCTTGAGTCAACATACTCCTTGGTTGCTGCATGTGCTGCAAGAGTTGGTTCCCCGACTGTTACTGCACCGCCAAAAGAACCACCGTTTGCAACGATGAGTCCATTCTTGACCTTAAAGTCTTTTTCTACTGTTGCCATTTACTTCTCCTTCTTCCAACTATTTTTATTTTTTATTACGCAAGCAATGTTCCAACAACTGTTACAACTGAAGTGTTGTTTGCTGTTGTTACACGAAGTCTTACAGTGGTGCCAACTTCAACATAGTCTGCTGTTATTGTCATTAGGGAACCGTTAGTTCCAACCATTGCATATTCTGTGATTGATATATTGTTTGAAGAATCCATTGTTAGTAAAACTTCTGCAATATCTGTGTGTGAACCTTGTGCTGTCTTTACCAAGAACTTTGCTGAACGGTATTCTGTTCCAAGGAACTCATAGGCTGTTACCTGGCTTGCAGTTGCTACTGAAACTGTTGACGCAACCTGCTTAGCAATTGAGTTAATCTCAACTGCTGTAAAGTTTGGTGTTGTATCCTGAACTGCATCAATTGCTCTCTGATCTGTAAAGTAGAGGTTTGTTGAACCTTCTGTTAGATCATCAGTATCGGAATCTGCTACACCGTTTTCTGCGGTAATAGTAAGTCCTGCACCTGTTCCTGTGATTGTAATGTTTGTAAGATTTGCACCAGTCAAAAGATCTGCTGCTGAAGTCTTAGCACGAGAATCAGAGAAGTAAAGGTTTGTTGCACCCTCTTCAATATCGTCTGTGTCAAGATCATTAATTGCATTTGTAGCAAAAGATTCAGCATTAGTCTGTGCTGTTGAAGCAGAACCTGCTGCATCGTAGTTGATTGCAAGGCCATCTGCGTAGTCTTCTGCTGCTTCTTGTGCTGCTGCTGCTGCACCATACATATCGTATGCTGCTGCTGTTGCTGCAAGTGCTGCTGTGTTGAAGTCTGATATATCTGCTGCATCAAGACCAGTTACGGAAATTGTTGCCCCTGTAATATCAATGTTTGAACCTGCAGTTAGTGCATCTTGCTTTCCTGCTGCAATACCCTGAAGATCAGAGATAACATCTGGGTTATCCTGAAGTGCTGCTGCCAACTCATTGAGTGTGTCAAGAAGTTCTGGTGCACCATTTACTAGGTCTGCAACTGCCTGATCTGCATGATCCTCTGCTGCTTGCTGTGCAAGACCAATTTCTGTGCTTGTCTTGTATGCTGACCAAGCCTTATCTGTAGCAGTGCCATTTGCATCGCTAATCTTTGCATCTGCATAATCTTCTGCGTTAGACTGTGCTGTTGATGCTGAACCTGCTGGGTCATAGTTTGATGCAAGGCTATCTGCATAAGACTTAGCATCTGCCTCTGCTGTGTCAGCATATCCCTGATAAGCAGTTGTAATTGCTGTCTCACGAGTATCTGTGTAAGCCTTTGCATCTGTCTCTGCTTGATCTGCGTATGCCTCGTAAGCAGTTGTAATTGCTGTCTCACGATTGTCTGTATAAGTGTTTGCTGCTGCTTGTGCTGATGAAGCAGAACCTGCTGCATCATAATAAGCATCTACTGTAGCACGATCAATTGAAAGTTCTCCAGCACCGCTTACATCAAATTCATTTGAAACTGACTTTACAAGTGTTTCTCCGCCAATGAGATCAAGGATGTATTGATCTGATGCATCTTCTGTAAGAATCTGATTTCCGTTTACGGTTGCATTTGCACCTTCAACGATCAGGCCATACTTAATTTTAAAATCTTTATTTACTGTTGCCATTTTTTTATATCTCCTTAGTTATGCCTTAAGTCCAATACGAGCATATCGTGCTGTGACTGGCTTGATCGCAGGATCTGGAGTGACTGTAATAGCCACGGTATTTCCAGTGCGAGAGACATTAATGGTGCCAATATTCCCATCATTGTCGATTGTTCCATACTCACTGACAGAAACACCGTCTCCGTCAATAAGAATGGTCATTTCAGTTGCGTAGAACTTGTTGTCCCCTGCTGTAGTCTTTGATATTGAAATAATATACTTGACCATACGCCAAACTGTAGCATCAAAGTTATCAATTACAGTTACGTTCTCAATACCGTTGATTGTATTTTCATTGTTACCATAAGAGCCAAGATCTGTTGCTTGTGCTGTTGCGGTATCAATTAAGTCTTCATAGTTTTCTTGAGTAGGTCTATCTCCTGTTTGGAATAGGCCCTTAACTCCTGGAATTGATATCTTTGCCATGCTGTAATTATAACATCCCTTTTAATAAGACTATTATAGAATGTAGTTGCTATATCCAATAACTTGAAGAGGTATACCTGGAGTATTTCCCAAACCAATAGCCTGAATTTGAATTGCTGAAAATCTAACTCTAAATGGCAATATTTCACTTATAACTGTTTTTCTTGTAAAATCTTCTATCTGAACTTCTGGATAGTCTATTGGAAAGATTCGCTCTGTCTTGTTTTGTAGTTTGTCTAATAATACTGCTGTTGCCATTAATCTGTTACATCTTCAAGAATCTTCATGCTACCCTGGCAAACTGTCCAGACTCTTGTTGGGTCGCTAACCTGAATATCAAAGATGTCTCCTGTCTGTAAGACATTGGATTCTTCTGCTGTAAGCCAAACTGTAAATTCTCCAACTAGATCATCTTCATCTGCAACTGGATGCAAGGCCATGACTGTTGTGGCATTGTCTGTAATAATCCCAGGGGTCGAAGTAGGTCTTTTAATCTTCATGGCAATATCCCATTCAGATCCAGGACCTTTTAAAATTAAAGGCTCTTGAGCATCATCTGTTACATAAACCTTGAAACCAGAGGTATCTCCACGAACGACAGTCCAAATAACTGTAGGAGGTTTATTTCCAATGTCGTATGATGTTTGAGATCCTCTTAAAGTTGCCATAGTTTATTATATCACTCTTAGGCTAGTCCAGCCTTGAGTGCCCCCCATGTCCCGTTGCCTTTTGCCTCAACAATAATAATTCCATTTGATACGGCAGAGGCTGCATGTGCAACAACTCCAACTGCTCCACCTGCCTGAACATTTGTTAGTCCTCCACCAGGTGCAACATATAACACATCTCCACTAATAAACGATGAGGTATTAACCCCTTCTAAAATTCCTGCAACAACTACGATTCCTTCTGCATTATTTGCAATTGATGTTTTTGTTAATCCAAGTATTGGTTTTGTTGTAGATGGAAGAGATACTGCAATTGTTGTTTTTGTTGTATATCCAGTTGCATAAACTGGTGTTGCTGCTCCAATTGCTGATCCTGAATTATTAATTACTTGAATCTCAAAGTATGAGACACCTAGGGGTGGTAAAACCACTTCTAGTTTATCCACAAGTTGCTTGATATCTCCATGAACATTAACTGGATTAGTATCTAGTGGGTATGGTAAATTAAATCTATTTGATGAGCCTGTTGCCATAATACTTTATTATACCACCTTTCAAAGTTGACTTTTGGGGAAAATACATGTTATACTTGGTATAGACACCTACCAGGGTGTTATTGTTTTCTAAGGAGGAAACTATGATTAAATTTATCGAAAGAAACAAAGAGATCATTAGCACACTCAGTATCGTAGCATTAGTAACGGTTTTGTCGAACGGAGCCAATGCTGATTCAGGTCTTGATACGAAGAACAATCTTAGCCTTGAACAGGCTCAGACAGTAGAACCCGCCTCGAAAGAGGTTTTTTTGGTTTCTAAGGCTAAAAGGTTAGAGAGTTTTGAGAATAAGGTTTCTCTGACTGATTTGGAACTAAAGGAACTGTTATCTCTGGTTGGCTTCAAGGGCAAAGACCTTGTTGTTGCCTGGGCGGTAGCAAAGAAAGAATCTAATGGGCGACCATTAGCATTTAACGGAAACCACAAGACTGGTGACTCATCTTATGGTATGTTCCAAATTAATATGATAGACAACCTTGGTCCTGATCGTAGAACCAAGTTTGATCTTGAGTCAAACGCTGAGTTGTTTAATCCCGTAAAGAATGCAGAGATTGCATACTATATGACAAACGGTGGAGAAGACTGGTCCTCATGGAAGGGCATCACTCCAAGAACCAAATACTGGATGGCTAAATTTCCTAAATAATCTATAAAAAATAAATTACCCCCTAGAAAAATCTGGGGGGTTTTTATTTGTCTTGTCTTGGTGGCATCCCCAATGCACGGTTTGGCACAATCGTGTGGGATGAATAGTTTGGTATAAATTTTAGGTAATCCTTTGAAATTCCAGTATGCACAAA